TGAGTACACCCTTCCCCGCGCTATCCGGGAGGGCTACCTCTGCCCGATAAAGGCGCTGACTATCCCGCTGAACCTCGACCTCACCGGGGTTTCCGTCCAGGCTGGGGACTTCCGCGCCGCAGACCTCGACACCGCCCTCGAGCCGTATCTCTATCAGATAGCCGACGAAATGCTCCGCAACTGCGCCGACCGGAAGACGGTGGTGTTCCTGCCGCTGGTCAAAACCTCCCAGAAGTTCCGGGACATTCTCTGTCAGCACGGATTCCGGGCGGCAGAGGTCAACGGCGAATCCGACGACCGGGAACAGGTTTTACAGGACTTTTCCGACGGCAAATACAACGTGCTGTGCAACAGTATGCTGCTCACCGAGGGCTGGGACTGTCCGGAGGTAGACTGCGTGGTGGTGCTGCGTTCGACGAAAGTCCGTGCCCTGTACTGCCAGATGGTGGGACGCGGCACACGGCTGGCAGAGGGGAAAGACCACCTTCTGCTGCTGGATTTCCTGTGGAACACGGAAAAGCACGAGCTGTGCCGTCCGGCGTGCCTCATCTGCGAGGACGAAGAAGTGCAGCAGAAAATGACACAGCAGCTGGAACAGCAGCCCGGTGTGCCAGTGGACATTGAGGAAGCTGAAAACAAAGCGTCTGAGGACGTGGTGGCAGACCGGGAGGAAAAGCTTGCCGAAAAGCTGGAATCCATGAAAAAGCGGAAGTCCAAGCTGGTAGACCCTTTGCAATACGAGATGTCGATCCAGTCCCGGGATCTGACCGGCTATGTGCCGGCGTTCGGGTGGGAATCCAGTCCGCCGACGGACAAGCAGAAGAAAGACCTGGAGAAACGGGGCATCAACCCCGATGCGGTGGAGAGTGCCGGAAAGGCGGAACAGATCCTCCGCACAGTGGCACAGCGGCAGATCAGCGGACTGGCTACCCCGAAGCAGATACGCTGTCTGGAAAAGTACGGTTTTCTGCACGTGGGCGGCTGGTCCTTCGATGCGGCAAAGAATCTCATCAACCGCATTGCCGCAAACGGCTGGCGTGTGCCGCGGTCGATCACAGCGGCGGAGTATGTGCCGGAGGTGCATGGATAAATGGATTACAAAGACGACAACTTAGACGAACTGCTGGACTACATCGACCCGGCAGCCCTGACCTATCAGGAGTGGTGTGGGGTGGGCATGGCACTGAAAGATTCCGGCTATGACTGCTCCCTCTGGGACAGCTGGTCACAGCGTGACACTGTCCGGTATCACAGCGGCGAGTGCGAAAAGAAATGGCGGTCTTTCGCCGGCTCGGAGCACCCGGTCACTGCCGGAACAATTGTACACATGGCACTGGAAAACGGCTATCGTCCCCAGAGTGCCCCGAAAGAATCCAGAGCACTCAGCTGGGACGATTACATCGGGGAGGACTATGCCATTACAGGACCGTGCCAGACACAGGCACTTCCAGTAAAGCCGCTGTTTGCACAGTGGAATCCAGTGAAAGAGATCAGCACATATCTCAGCACTTTGTTTCAGGCAGAGGAGAACGTGGGCTATGTGGTACACAGTTGGAAAAATCAAGACGGAAAGTATCTTCCAGATGCCGGCTGCTGTGACCGGACTGCCGGAAAACTGCTGGAAGATCTGACGTATTGCGAAAATGATCTTGGTGCAGTTTTTGGCGACTACGATCCGAATATCGGAGCATGGATCCGATTCAATCCATTGGATGGAAAAGGCGGTAAAAATGAAAATGTCACAGATTTTCGTTATGCTCTGGTAGAATCCGACGGAATCCCGATTGAACAGCAAAACGGAATTATGCGTGATCTGCAATTGCCCATTGCCTGCCTTGTCTACAGCGGCGGAAAAAGCCTGCACGCAATTGTGCGAGTGGAAGCCGGCAACGCAAAAGAATATCGGGAACGAGTGGCATTTCTGTATCAGATCTGCGACAAGAACGGCTTGCAAGTTGACCGTGCTTGTAAGAATCCTTCACGGCTCTCCCGAATGCCCGGCGTTGTGCGTGGAGAAAAGAAACAGTATTTGGTTGCGGTAAATATCGGAATGAGCAGCTGGGACGAGTGGAAGGACTACATCGACAGCGTCACCGATGATCTGCCGGAGTTTGAGAATATGGCGGAGATATGGGAGAATATGCCGGAATTATCACCGCCTTTGATTGAAAATGTACTGCGGCAGGGACACAAAATGCTGTTGGCTGGACCGTCGAAAGCTGGAAAATCTTTTGCACTGATTGAACTGTGTATTGCGATGGCAGAGGGGCGAAAGTGGATGGGTTGGCAATGCACCAAGGGAAAAGTGCTGTATGTCAACTTAGAACTGGACAAGGCTTCCTGTGACCACAGAATCCATGATGTTTATACTACTTTGCAGATACCTCCGGTCAATATTCGGAATATTGAAGTGTGGCATTTGCGTGGCGTAACCGAACCTATGGACAAACTTGCACCGAAATTGATTCGTCGGGCGAAAAAGCAAAACTTCATTGCCGTCATCATCGACCCCATTTACAAGGTCATCACCGGCGACGAGAACAGTGCCGATCAGATGGCACATTTCTGCAACCAGTTCGACAAGGTCTGCACCCAGCTGGGCTGTGCGGTGATCTACTGCCACCACCACAGCAAAGGAGCACAGGGCGGCAAGCGGAGCATGGACCGTGCGTCCGGCAGCGGCGTGTTTGCCCGTGATCCGGATGCACTCATTGACATGACAGAACTGGAACTGACGGACGAGATCCTCAAACAGGAGACCAACACTGCTATCTGCGAAGCCTGCATTGAAAAACTGCGGCAGCACGCCCCGTCAGTGCTGGCAGATGCCGCACCGGACGAGTTGCTCAGCCATGTGGAATCCCTGAAGCTGTGCCGGGACAATCTGCCGCCGGCAGTGTACGAGGGGTTCCTCAGCGAGATCGAGGCGGTCAAGCGGACAGTGCGGCAGCGGACGGCATGGCGGCTGGACGGCACGCTCCGGGAGTTTCCGAAGTTCGAGCCGAAGAACCTGTGGTTCCGGTATCCTGTGCATGTGGAGGACACTGTGGGTGTGCTGAAAGACCTGCAGGCAGAGAGCGAGATGCCGCCGCATCAGCGTGGGAACAAGAAACGCGGAGAGAAAACCAGAGAGACCTATGCGGCACAGAAAGCCGACAAGAAAGCGGCTCTGCTCAATGCGTTTCACGCCTGCAATATGGACGGCATAGTGACAGTTGATGACATGGCAGAATACCTCGGAATCAGCCGCCGCACAGTCGAAAGACGAGTCAAGGAACATGATGAATTGACACTGGAAAATGGCAATATCAAGCTTGCTGAAAAAGGGGAATAATGGAACGACAAAAATTGCGACAACAGTGTATATATAAATATATACTTGTCGCTGTCGCAACATTGACGTCAATGACAACAAGTAACAAGAGTGCGAATGCACGGCACTCTTGTAACACTTGTCGTCTGACATTGACAAAAGCGAACCAGAAAAAACCAGAAATGGAGGTACGAACATGACAACATTTTTCCTGCCCATGCTGCCGCCGACCAGTACGCACCAGCAGGTGGGACATACCATCGACAAGCAGGGACGGCACCGGTTCTACCAGCGTGGAAACGGCGAGGCAGAGGCGAAGCTGACTGCTCATCTCATGAAGCACATTCCGGAGCAGCCGTACAGCGGTGCGATTCGTGTGGTGGTGAAGTGGTGCTATCCCAGAAAGGCAAAGCACCAGAACGGCGAACCCTATACCAACAAGCCGGATGTGGACAACCTGTGCAAGGCACTGTTCGACATCATGACCCGGCTGCACTACTGGAACGATGACAAGCAGATCTACAGTGCAGTGGTGGAGAAGTTCTGGGCAGATGTGCCGGGGGTGTTTGTGAAGATCGAGGAGGCAGAGGAACATGAGTGAGATTAAATTGAAAAACTGTCCGTTTTGTGGTGGCGAGGCGGAAATGGGATTCCGTGACGCTAGTGCTTTTGTGATGTGCACAAAATGCCTTGCAAGAAGTAGAACGGTTGTGGCGTGTGTTGACTATACTGCGAGAGAAGTTGCTGCTGATGAATGGAATCAGCGGACAGACCAACCGCCGAAAGCCCGCTGGACACGAGAAGATGTCACGAGTTATGACGGTGAAACGATCAAGAATGGGGCTGCGATCTGTGGTAGATGCAAAAAGGCGTTTTTTATGCCGACAGATACGTTTGATTACTGCCCGAACTGCGGAGCAAGAATGGACTTGATTGAAACAGATGATGACCTTTTACGGTTGATTCAGAAAAAAACGGAGGGAGAGAAATGAGTGAGGTTAAAAGCTGCCCGTTTCGCAAAAGCGGAACGTATATCAGCATCGATGATTACCGCAAGAAAAACGGTTGCTTAGGCTGCGATCTGGAATCAACTGAGTGCTGTGCGGACTGCATTGTGTCGGAGACCCGGGAGGCAGATGTAGCACCTGTGATACACGCAACAAATTTAAGTGCTGTGGCGTGGTATGACAAGCTGATCTGCTCTCATTGCGGTATTGTTTTGCAAGACTGGGTAGAAGTTAGATACGATGAGGATATGGATGATACGACGCATCACGAGTATGTGTTCAATTATTGCCCGAATTGTGGGGCAAAGATCGAGGAGGCACAGCCATGAACACCAAGCACTGCGAAACCTGCGGCAAGCCGCTGATCGGCGTGAAAGGTGACCGGAGATTCTGCAACGCCTGTGCCATACGCCGGCGGAAAGCATATCAGAAATCGTATCGGGAGAACCGGAAGAAACGCTAACGCACGCCGAGCGTAAGCCTAACGCACGCGAGCGGTGACCGAGCATAAACCGAGCGAAAAGACAAAACAAGGAGGACTACACATGAAGAAAAGAATTATTGCAGCTGTAACTGCCGTGTGCATGATGGCCGCATCTATGACAGGATGCACAGAGGCGGAAAGAGCAACGTACAACGTGCAGAAAGAGGCAGACTATTTCAACGTAGAGCGGCGTTTGTCTGTCATCAATGCCAGAACGGACAAGCCGATCTTGGAACTGATCGGATACTTTTCCCTGTCCAACAACAGCGACAACGAGCTTGTTATCACGCTTGAAGTTGCCGAGAATCAGTACAGGGTGGATTATGTCTACCTGAACAACTGGACGATCTACACAGTAGAGGACATCAGCGGAGCACACGTTGATCCGTATCATTACGAGATTAACTTCTTGCCGGAGATGATCCAGCCTATTAAGTTTACGCAGAATGATTGAGGTGATGTGTAATGACCATCGAAACCCTGAAACAATGCCGCAGTGCATCGTTAGCACGTGCGAACGCCAAGCGGCGAATTGCAGAACTGCGGGAAGATGCGACAGGCATCAGCGGCATCCGATACGACGGCGATATGCCGCACACCAGAGGGGAGCCTCTGTCACGGCAGCAGCGATACGTTGAGGCACTGGAACAGCTTTCCGCCGAATACGAAGAAACAACTGCCGCGTGGGCAGAGAAAGCCGCAGAAGCAGAACGTGCCGTGCGGTTTCTGCCGCCGAAGCTGGGGGAACTGGTGCGGCTGCGATACATCGACGGGCTGAAATGGGAACAGATCAACGAACGGCTGTACATATCGCCGACAACTTCCAAACGTCTGCATCACGCTGCACTGAAAAAAATGGGGCTGGAATAAAAGTTGGACTTTTATGGACCCCTCATCCTGTGCTATAATGATAATATCCAATACTGACAAGAACCGCTGCAAGGGTGACCTTCGGCGGTTTTTGTATGCCGGAAAGGAGCGTGACCGCATTGACCGAACGCCAGCGAAAATTTGCAGAATACTACGTGCAGTGCGGTAACGCTGAACAGGCTGCCGTTTCTGCGGGGTATTCGGAGCAGTACGCACGGGGAAATGCCTACAAACTAGTGGCAAACAGTGGCATTGCCGCCTACATCAAACAGCTGTCCGAAGCTGCCCAGACCGCACGCATCATGACGGCAAGAGGCCGGCAGGAGCTGCTGTCCGACATCGCCAGGGACGAGGACAACGCCGCCGCAGACCGTATCCGAGCCGTGGACACGCTGAACAAGATGACGGGGGAGTACACCACAAAGGTGGAGGCATCGGTGCAGAAAAATCCGTTTGCAGAACTCACCACAGAAGAACTGCGGGAAGTGATCGGCAGTGGATAAGCGGCTGATCGTGCTCGGTGCGAAAGCGGAACTGGCAAGGCGTGACTTTTTTGCCTATTGCAGCCTGATGGCACCTGACTTTTATCAGCCTGACCGGCAGTATCTTGTGCGGCTGTGCAGGGAGTTTCAGGCGTTCGTGGAATCTGATGACGAGGTGATGATCGTGAATCTCCCGCCCCGTCACGGCAAGTCCAGAACAGCCGGTCTGCTGGTGGAGTGGGTGCTCGGCCGTGATCCCTCTCAGAAAATCATGACAGGCTCTTACAACGAAACGCTTTCCACCATGTTTTCTAAGAATGTGCGAAACGCGATCTCCGAGCAAAAGGCGGACTTGTACATACCGGTGTACGCCGATGTGTTCCCCGACACCCGCATCAAGCACGGCGACGGGGCAATGAACCTGTGGAGCTTGGAGGGCGGCTACAACAACTACCTTGCCACATCGCCCACCGGTACGGCGACCGGCTTCGGGGCATCGCTGATGATTATCGACGACCTCATCAAAAACGCCGAAGAAGCCAACAACGAACTGGTGAAAGAAAAGCACTGGGCTTGGTTTACGGATACGATGCAGTCCCGCCTGGAGGAAAACGGAAAGCTGCTCATCATCATGACACGCTGGGCGACAGACGACCTCGCGGGGCGGGCGTTGGAGCACTACCGAAAGTCCGGGGCAAGGCTGCGGCACGTCTGTATGAAAGCGTTGCAGGACGACGGCACAATGCTCTGTGATGCCGTGCTGACCAAAAGGTCTTATCTGGCAAAGACGAGTGCCATGGGAAAAGAGATCGCCGCCGCCAACTATCAGCAGGAGCCCATGGACATCAAGGGCAGACTGTACACCAGGATTCCGACGTACACCGCACTGCCGACGGATGAAAACGGGGAATCCCTGCTCCAGTATCTGCTGTGCTACACCGATACCGCAGACGAGGGCAGCGACTACCTGTGCAGCATCTGCTACGGCGTGTACAACGGCACGTACTACGTGCTGGACGTGCTCTATACCAGTGCACCCATGGAAACCACCGAGCCGCAGACTGCACAGATGCTGACAAAGCACAACATCGGCTGTGCGATCATCGAATCCAACAACGGCGGCAGAGGGTTCGCCAGAAACGTGGAACGGGAATGCCGGAAGCTGGGGAACCGGCACACGAAAATTACGTGGTTTCACCAGCATAAGAACAAGACTGCACGGATTTTATCCAACAGCACCGGCGTGATGCAGAACGTGCTGTTTCCGGTGAACTGGGCAGACCGCTGGCGGGATTTTGCCGGTGCGGTGCTGTCCTATCAGCGTACCGGAAAGAATGCCCACGACGACGCACCGGACGCGTTGACCGGGGTGTATGAAAATCCCAAGCCGCTGGGCATGTGGCTTGTGTAGGAGGTGAAAGAATGCTTCACATCGGAGAAATACAAACGCTGCTGAACACAGCATACGGGGATCCGCAAAAGGCACAGGCACGCATCGGGCGGCAGTACTACCACGCCCGCCATGCGATACAGAACTACCGCCTATTTTACTATGATGCTCACGGAGAGCTGCAAGAGGACAAAACCAGAAGCAACATCAAAATCTCACACCCGTTTTTCACGGAGCTGGCAGATCAGGAAGTGCAGTATCTGCTCAGCAACCGTGACAGGATCGTGGTCGCCGAAGATGAACAGCTGCAAAAGGAACTGGACAGCTACTTCAACGAGAACGACCGCTTTCGGGCGGAGCTGGCGGATGCCTGTACAGATGCGGTGGTCTGCGGCTGGGGCTGGCTGTACGCCTATATAAACGCAGACGGCAGGCTGGCATTCCAGTGTGCCGATGCGTTGTCTGTGGTGGAAGCAGACGGCAGATACACTTCTGACGGCAGGGACTATGTGCTGTACCGGTATCCGCAGCGGACAGACATGTACGGGCACACAGTGTACAAGGTGCTTGTCATGGACGACACGCAGACGTGGACGTATACGCAGCCGGACAGCGGCACGATCACGCTGGACGAACCGGAAAACGGGCTTCCCAATCCACGGCCGCATGTGCTCTACAAAAAGGGCAATTCCGACGATACCTACTTCGAGGGGCTGGGCTTTCTGCCGTGGTTCCGCATCGACAACAACCGCGAACGCGTTTCGGGGCTTCAGCCGGTGAAGTCGCTGATCGACGACTATGACCTGATGTCCTGCGGGCTGTCCAACAACCTGCAGGATGCGGCGGAGTATCTGGTGGTCGTGTCCGGATACGGCGGCACGGACATGACGGAACTGATGCAGAACATCAAGACCAAGAAGGTGATCGGCACCGGCGAAAGCGGCGGGGTGGATATGAAAACGGTAGAAGTGCCCTATGAAGCCCGCAAGGTCAAGCTGGAACTGGACAAGGAAAACATCTATCAGTTCGGCATGGGCTTCAACGCCGCACAGGTCGGCGACGGAAATATCACCAACGTGGTCATCAAGTCCCGGTACGCCCTGCTGGACATCAAGTGCGGCAAGCTGGAAACACACCTGCGGCAGATGATGGGCGGCATCATCGACGTGGTACTGCAGCAGATCAACAAGGACAGGGGAACGGCGTTCACCCGTGCCGACGTGAAAATGGACTTCACAAGAACCTGTATCACGAACGAATCCGACAACGCGGCGATCGGCAGTGCGGAAGCTGCTGCCGTGCAGATCAAGGTCAGCACTCTGCTTGCCGCGGCGGCACAGCTGGGTGTGGAAGCCGTGCTGCAGCCGCTGTGCAAGGTGCTGGAGCTGGACGAGGCAGAGGTGCGGAAGTCGCTGGAACAGACGGACGGTGCACAGCTGGACAGCCTGATGCAGCAGCTGGAAGAAGGTGCGGCAGATGACACCGGCACAGAAGCAGACCACGCAGTATGAGCTGCTTTCCGAGAAAAAAGTCATGGAGCAGCTGGAACGATCGTATCAGAAAGCACTGGAAGATGTCAAGGACAGGCTCCGGCAGCTGGACGAACGGACGGATGAGGAAAACCGGCAGGCTGTTGCCTACCAGAAAGCGTTTCAGCAGGGCTTGCAGAAGCAGCTGGAACGCATTCTCGGAAAGCTGCACAGCAAGACGTACCGCACCGTGCAGGAGTACTTGCAGGACTGCTATCTCACAGGGCACACGGCGGTGCTGTACGAACTGCAAAGCGACGGGCTGCGGCTCTCGCTGCCAGTTCCGCAGGATAAGGTCTGTCAGGCTGCCGTCAACGACACGAAGCTTGTAAAGCCGCTGTATGACAGCATCGGCGAGGACTTTGCCGGACTGAAAAAGCATATCACCGACATCGTTTCCGCCGGCTTTGCATCTGGTGCAAGCTACGGGGACATGGCGAACCAGATCACCGGCAAAATGATCGGCAACTATGCCACTCTGCGTGGCGGTGCACTGGGACGGGCGAAGCTGATCGTCCGCACCGAGGGAAACCGCATCGCCAATGCCGCCAGACTGGAAGCCGCCAGAACGGCGAAGCAGCAGGGGGCAGATCTGGTGAAGCAGTGGGACAGCACCATGGACAAAAAGACACGCCCGCACCATGTCCAGCTGGACGGGCAGGTCCGCGAACTGGACGAGCCCTTTGAGGTGGACGGCAGAAAGGCACAGGCACCCGGTAAGTTTGGCATTGCGTCCGAGGACATCAACTGCCGCTGTCACGCCTACAGCCGCCCCAGATGGGCGGTCAGAGCCGACGGCGATTACAAGTATGACAACCAGCACAGAGCCCTTGTGAAGGTTTCCAGTGAATCCTACGCGGCATATCGTGCGGGATACGTGCAGGAAACAGCGGGGAAACCGGACGGAACGGTTCCGGTTCCTGCGGGGCATGCTGTGGAAGTCACGCCGCCTGCAACAAAGGGCAACGGCGGCAGCGGAAAGACGTATCGGGCGGAGAAAATCGGCGGGAAGGCGTTGACTTCTGGGGCTGATAGTGGTATAATAAAAAAGAAGTACAAGTCCAAATACAGTGCCGCAGAGCGTGCGGAGCGTTCTAAAAAGGCAAAAACTGTTTGTGACAGAGTGCTTTCTCAATTTCACCGAGATGCAAGCGGGGCAATCCTTGACAAAACCACAAAAAACGCTTCTGGAAAAGAAGTCGAGATTGTGGATTCCACCCCTCTATACGGAAAGCCAAACAGCATTATACAGGTTGTAAATTCAAGAGGTGGAGTGAATCGAAACTACTACGATGCAAATGGAAATCAATTTTTGCAAATCAGCAACAACGGGCATGGCAATCCCGTTGAAGAAGATAGAGGGTTCTTTGGGGAACATGCACACGATTATTCCTTCGGGAAGAACGGGGAATTGAATCGGGGCAAGGCAAGAGAACTCACAAAAGCAGAACGGGCAGAAAATGGTGATATGCTATGAATAAATTGGACAAAATCAAAGAGAAATTGCGAAATGAGCTTTGCTTAGCTTTTATATGCAATAACAAAAGCGGATATATTGACTGTTACTATGATGAAGGCCAAGAAAAAGACATGTATTATTTTCGATATGGAACAGACGAATACTACACAACAAATGAAGATGCAGTTTTCACTTTCCCGTTTATAGCTGGGAAGTCTTTGACGGAAGCCTGCGAAAACGTTGAGATTCAGCCGTGCTAAATCAAACGCATAAAACCGAATACGATAGAAAGCATCTCAAACGAGGTGCTTTTTTCATGCCCGAAAGGAGAATCTATGAAAGAAATAATGACATTTGGCGAAGCATTGGAAGCAATGAAAGCCGGAAAGAAAGTTGCCAGAACCGGCTGGAACGGCAAAGGAATGTACCTGTATCTTGCTGACGGCAAATTGCTGACGCAGGAAATCGGTGACGGAAGTTATCCGTTTACGGACAGCATTGTCATGAAAACCGCAGATGACCGATTCTGCATCGGCTGGCTTGCAAGTCAGGCTGATATGCTGGCAGAAGACTGGCGCATCGTAAAATAGACCGTGAAAGGAGAAAAAACATGGCAACATACAGAGAAACGAAACTGAAAGACACAGTATCACTGATGTGCAGTGACGATTACAAAGAGCGATTCAAAGCGGAGTATATGCAAGTGTGCGTCCGGTACCAGAAGCTGAAAGCAATGCTGGACAAATGGGACACTGGAAAGCTGAATTTCACGCCGACCTGTCCGAGAGGTGTCTATAATTTCCAGATCAGAGCGATGGCTGACTATATCGCCAGTCTGGAAGCACGTGCGGCAATCGAGGGTATCGAACTGTAACCACTGCCCCGACCACGGGCATAAACTGGCGGAGGGACGGAAAACAAGAACAATTCAGCCTGTGGGTACGGCGTTCTTTTATCGAAAAATCAGCATCTGAGCGATCAGGTGCTATTTTTAGAAGTTGTTCCCATAGGAAATGGGTACGGATTTTTGAGCAGAATTTTTGGCAGGCAAGGAAGAAAGCCGCAGGGATCCTTTGTGGATTGCAAGGCTTTCTGACGCAGTTCTGACGGAAATTCTGCCAAAAAGACGTGCTCAGAGCCTATGGGAACAACTTCTTATACCCAAATCACGAAAGGACTGATTCAAATGGCAGACGAACCGAAGAAGAATCCGGCACAGCCGCCTGAACCCAATGCGTCGCCGCCGGAAAAGACTTACACAGCGGCAGAGTACAACGCGTTGCAGGTGCAGCTGCAACAGGCACAGGACGCGTTAAAGCAAGCCCAGAAGCAGACCAAGGCAGACAACGCCGCCAAGCAGGCACAGGAGAACACCCGCGTCACCGAACTGGAAGCAGAGCTTGCCAAGGCGAAACTGGACGCTGCGGTGCAGGTGGCACTGCTGAAAGCCGGAGCACTGGACACAGACTATCTGGCGTACAAGCTGCAAGGCATGGACGGCGTGGCTCTGGACGACAAGGGCAGACTGACAGGCTGGGACACCACGCTGGAAACGCTGAAATCCCAGTATCCGACGCAGTTCGCGGCAGCAGAGAAAAAGCAGATACTGGAACAGAAGCTGCCGGACAACAGCGGCGGTACGGCGGTGACCGCAGACGCATTCGCCAAAATGTCCTATGCCCAGCGGCTGGACCTGTACAAGACCGACAAAGAGACCTATGACACCCTTACCGGGAGAAAAGGAGAATAACCATGGCAGAAACAACAACTATTCAGGACCTCGTAAATCCGCAGGTCATGGCGGATATGATCTCCGCAAAGATCACAAGCAAGATCGTCGTCACCCCGTTTGCAAAGGTGGACACCACCCTGCAGGGCGTGCCAGGCGACACCATTACCGTGCCCCAGTACAGCTACATCGGGGATGCGGTGGACGTTGCCGAGGGCGTAAAGGCAGACACCGTAAAGCTCCAGACCAGTACCACCACTGTGAAGATCAAGAAAGCGATGAAAGCGGTGGAACTGACAGACGAATCCGTGCTGTCCGGCTACGGCAATCCGGTGGCAGAAACTAATAACCAAATCGGAAAGTCTATCGCGGCGAAGGTCGATGCCGATGCCATGGCTGCGTTGCAGGGGGCACAGCTGACCTATGACGGCAGTGCGGCAGCGATCAAGTACGCCGGCATTGTGGACGCCATTGACGTGCTGGACGAGGAAGTGAACACGGACAAGGTCATCTTTGTGCACCCGAAGCAGGTGACACAGCTGCGGAAGGACAGCGACTTCCTCAGTGCAGACAAGTACAAGGACGGCGTTATGCTGACCGGTGAAATTGGCATGGTGGCAAACTGCCGCGTAGTGCCGTCCAAGAAAGTGCCGCTGCACAGCGAGTGGTACTACTTTGACGAAAGCGGTACGGCGGCGACTGAGGGGAACATCGCGGAGATCCGGAAAACTCTGCCCGCTGCAAAGGTCGGCGATAAGGTCACAAAGTCCACTACGGCGTGCTACTTCTGTCCCATCGTCAAGCTGAATCAGGACAGCGAGACTGAGGACGACACCGCGGCGCTGACCATCTATCTGAAGCGTGACACAAACGTAGAAGTAGATCGTGAGACGCTTGCAAGAAAGACAGACATCAGCGCAGATCGGTTCTATGCGGTAGCACTGTCTGACACCTCCAAGGTGGTACTGGCGAAGTTCAAGAAGTAAGGAGCGGACACCATGCTGATGACAGTGGAGCATCTCCGGAAATTTGTGGACACCGAAACACCGGACGAACTGCTTGCGGAACATCTTGCCGCACTGGAAGCTGCGATCCGGCAGGAAACGCACAACACCTTTACAGAACGCGGCTTCCGGCACGTGACGGCGATTCAGGGCGGTGTCATGCTGACACCGAGCCTGCGGATCCTGACAGGGGACACCGTGCAGATCGGCGAGCAACTGTACACGGTACTGCCGGACAGCATGCTGTCACCTGCTCCGGCGGACACCGATTCTGCGGTGCTGCACCGTGTAGCATATCCGCCGGACGTGGTAATGGGGTGCGTGGAAATTCTGCGGTACAAGCTTAGCAGGGCGGGGCAGAACGCCGCCGACAGGGCGGGAATTGCATCGGAAACTATCAGCCGGCATAGCGTGACCTTTTCCGGAGAGGACGCTTACAGCGGGATTCTGGGCGTTCCGGAACGGCTTGTCAGATTTCTGGACAGATACCGGAAAGCGAGGTTTTGACCATGTACGGACGAATCGGCGGAAATACCGATGCACAGCTTGTGCGTTTGAAATCCGTTGTCAATGCGATCGGAGAATCCGATCCGCAGGAAGCATCTGCGGTCACGCTGCACGGCTGGCTGGACATGACCGGCGGGGACAGCCGGTATACCACATATCACGCCAAAACCGAAGAA